TGTAAAGAACTTCATCTTGGGAATCGATGCACATGACGATCCCATCGCCATGCTTCGCAATCATTTCCACCAAACCGCCGGTTACACGGTATTGATACAGCATCGTTGTAATTTTAGTCTCTGCTTAGCCTAACAAACTAAACCCAAACCAACAACAGGAAACAAAAAAGGGGCCCCGAAGAGCCCCTCCATTTGTATCGATTGACAGATCAGCTGTCGGTGCCGCCCACCTGGGAGGCGAAATCGATGAAGCCCTGGATGTCGTTCCAGGACACAGCAGCGGCAGGACGCAGGTAGTTCACGCGGCACAGCAGGTATGCAGCTTTACCAGCAGTCGAGTCGTCCGAGCTGATGTTCACACCGTCACCAGTGATGGTGGTGTTGGTGATGGCATTCAGGTTGTACACCTTGTAGGTGGTGTCGCTGGTCACCTTCAGGCACATTTGGTCAGCAAAGGTGACCAGTTTGGCGGCCGAGGTGTCGGTGGTAGCAGCGGCAACCTCGTTCAGGAACGGGAAGCCGGCAGGAGCCACGGCACTGGTGCCCTGAGCCACACCGGTAGCACCGATGGTCAGGAAGGCGCTAGCAGCCGAGAAGCCCTTGGTCTGAGAAGAGGGGATGCCAAAAGGCACGCCACTGTTGTCAGGACCCAGGAGCAGCACTTCGGTGTCGGTACCCTGCAGACCACAGGTCACAGGGGAGGCAGGGAAGCCAGCCAGGCCACCGGAGGGGATATCCTCAGCCAGGGCGATCGAAGCACCATAGATGTAAGCAGGACGAGCAGAGCTGGCCTGCACAACCAGGGAGGTGCGGTTGTCGCGCACCCGATCATCAGGGCGACGATCAGGAGAGGGGATGGTGATGCTGAAGCTCTTGTAGTTGGCTTTATCGGCAGCGAGGTTGTCGATTTTGATGTAGCCAACCATCTCAAAGGCTTCGACGCCAGGCCAGCCATACACACCTTCGGTGTTGTAGGAGGACAGGCGGTTGATCTGGTTACCGGGTTGCAGAATTGCACCGGCTTCTTCTTTGTAAGCAGCCATTGTTAAGTACCTCCTTTATCACTCAGTAATGGTGAAGGCACAGGTCACGAAGTCCTTGTTCAGGTTCGCGAAACCGGCGTACAGCTGCCAAATCAGGATGATGAAGCGGCTGAAGTCATCGTTGTTGTTGATCAGAACTTGAGCGTTCGGACCACCGATGCCCACACCCACAGCCTGAGGACCGAAGAACAGGGCAGGAGGAGTGTCGTGAGAAACAGAGCCATCGCCGTCGTTGATGTCAACGGTGATGGACTTGCTGGGGAAGTTGGTGGATTCGAAGAACCGCACACCTTCAAACACAAAGCCGGAAGGCATCACGGGTTCGCCAGCCACGAACTGAGCTTGGCCAAACTGACCACCACCATAGATGGCGGCGTTAGGAGCCATGGCGCCCATCAGTGGGTTGGGAACGCCAGCGCCAGGATAGCGAGCCACTTCACGGAAGCCCTGGTCAGCACGCAGGTCCTTCATGAAAGAAGGATCAGCGATACAACGGTAGTAACCGTCGGCGAACACGGGCACGTTGCGCTTGCGCAGGCTCTTCACAACGTTCAGAAGGTCGGTCTTAACGTTGAACTTGAAGCGCTCGGAAGCGTACTCGGTGGCGGTGTAGGTAGCCAGAGTGGTGGAACCAGTCTTGGCGTGGTTGTTCGGGTAGTAGTAACCACCCTGGGTGTCGGAGGACTGACCACGGGATTCGGCCTTGAACAGTTCGTCCAGGAACACGCGGTCGCGCCAGCGGCGGTAGTCGTCCAGCAGGGTCAGCGAACCGATGGACTGGTGGAACATGTTGAGGTTCCCGGTGTCCAGCAGCAGACGCTGAGCGGTCATCAGAGTCTCGCGAGCAATCTTGAAGGTGCTCGGGAGGTTGGCGTTGTTCGGGTCAGCGGGACCGGTGTACTCACGGAGAGACACCAGCACCTTGTCCTTCACGATGGACCGGCTGTTAGCAGTACCGATGGTTTGATCCTGGGTACGCTCACGGTTGGTCTTCGTGCCGGGGTTACCCCAGAAGCGGTAACGGTCCAGTTGAACGGTCTGACCAGGCTGTTTGGTGAAGTCGTGGACAACAACAGGCTCGCAAGCCATTTCCACGATATAAGCCGGATGGGGGCGGTACAGCTCCGCACCCAACAGCTTGGGAAAATCGTTATCAATAAACATGTTGGTTTCTCAGCGTAGGGAAAGCTGATACCTGAGATCAGGAGACCTCAAACTCAACAGCCAAAGCTGTTAACTCTGGAACTGTTGGTTCCATTGAAAAAATTATAGCAATCCTTTATCAATCCGGATTATTAAGCTTCCGGATTTACCATCACAGGATAATTGTACCCGTCGAGCATGTTGCCTGCCGAATACATCATTGGGGCCATTGAACCCATGGCGCGGTAAGGATTCACATAGCCATCTGCAGGCTGCATGTCAATCCGTGCAGCCTGAATTTCAGGATCAATCGCCCCGCCACCAGCTGCTTTCATCGCCAACATTGCCCCAGCAGCTTGGGACTCGGCTTGTTTCTTGTGTTCGGTCGACTTTTTGACGGCCTTCTTAGCTTTAGACTTGTCCATCAGCGGCTACCTTTTTTCTGAGGCATGGGGGGTTGGATGCCTAATGGCAGTTGACCAGTAGGAGGCATAAACTGCTGCATCATGTACTGCTCGTTCGCGATGGATTGATTCTGGGCGAATTCTGCAGCTTTCTGGAACTGTGGCGCCAGAAGACCATTCCTAGGTAGGGGAGAGCCAGGCAGATTCAGTTTCAGATAAGCAGTATCCAGATCCTGAGGCATTCTGGGTTGCGGAGCGTTTGGATTGCCTACAACTGGAGCGGATGCGGCGCGAATGGCTGCATATTCGTCCACGTTGCCAGATTGAACCTGACGGGCAGTATCACCTGCACCAAACATCACAAGACCGGGAGATCCAATGGGACCGCCGGCAGTTCCGAAGCTAGCGAGAAACTGAGCGGCTCTATCCCCAGCACTTGCTTTTTTTGATGCCATAATAAATCCTTTTTGAATAAAAAAGGGGCAGCGTTTGCTACCCCTTATTTTACATTTACTCTATTGAGAGAATCACTCCATCACCAGGAGCTTCTGGCGGAACACTTCAGGGTTCTGCTGGGCAGCGTTCAGATAACGCCAGGCATTGGAGGGATCGCGCTCAGCCAGGGAGCCGAAGCTGTTCCAGAAATCAACGGGATTACCCTGAGCCTGGGGCTGAGGGGGAACCGGCATTTCGGGGCGCTGAGGAGCAACAGGACGCTGGAACTGCTGACCCACGGCTTGAGCCTGGGCTTGCTGAGGAGCGGCGTAACCGATCTCTTCATCAGCAATCGGATAGGGGCCGTTCTCACCGAAGAACTCGCAGGTGTAATCAGCCAGCACATCGGGATCGGTCAGGATGGTCTCATAAGCTTTGTGCTCATTCGACAGTTCCTGGAGCAGATTGACGGCCTCGATCAGCTGGTTGTTGGTGGTGATCAGGGCGTCTTCCAGTTGGCAAGCATAGTTATTGAGGATCGCCGGAACATCGGGACCGAAATGATCAATAACTTCAAGACTTGCTTCGCTTACCCCGTTGGCTCGGAGCTGCTGGGGGCTGATTTCCAGCGAAGTTTGGGAAGAGCCGTTGGAGTAGGCCTGGTTGCTGTTGGTCCCAGGCATAGAGGTCGGCATCCCCGCGTTGCTGTACTGGGGAGCCTGCTGGGAAGCGAAGTTGGCCGGGTCGACCTGAGGGCTCAGATTCGACGGTTGACCCTGGAAGGGGAATTGGACGGGCGAACTCAGGAGCCCCACCACTCGGTTGAACGCTTCCTTGTACGGATTCTCCGCTTGTTGGGGCGCCTGGGGTGCTTGGGGGTACGACGCTGTAGGGGCTGATTGGTACCCGTTCACCCCCATCTGGGCCTGCATTTGCGGGGCTGGGGCCGCCACTTGCTGGTAAGGCGCCACCCATTGGGAAGTCGTTGAAACCGCCGGGGCTTGTGCCGCCGTCTGCGCCACCGGTGCCCCGTAGCTGATCGGCTGGGTCGGGGATACTTGGGGTGCCGATTGGGTCGGCATTGCGGTATCGGCCTGCATAGGTTACCTCTTTTTGTAGGCTTTCGAGTGTTCGGTAAAGGAAGGGAGTGAGATCGAGTCTCGGGTCCGCAGCCATCGGTAAATTCGGTTGCTGCGGATGTGGTGTCCGCATTTCTAGATTTACGAGATCTATAAATGCGGAGTAGGCCCTCTGTACTTCCCCTACCATTCGGAATGGGAAACCGGAGAGCATGCCC